CTAATCTTCATCCCTTGGCTTGGCGCGCCTAGTCCTTTTCTCTCCCGGTAGCCGCCGCTGGGGCATATCCATTTTCGCGGCCACAAACGCTGCTCGAATCGCAAGAATGGCCTGTTCCTCTTCAAGCAACAGATGAGGGTGAACCGGAACAACACCGGACAGCCCTTTCTGTCTTGTGACACGCTCGGTAGCTGCATCGCGTTCCTCGCGCATGTGCCGCACAAGCTCCAGCCTATCAACAATCTTTTCAGCTTCTTCTTGCATGGACTTTGAGTGTGTCCCGACCTTGCCATGGTAGACGGACAGCTCGTACAAGTCTTCGCTAAAAGCCAACTCGTCGTCACTGTTCACGCAAAATCCGCGTAAAACGTGCGCTCGCGGGTCCTTCCCGCCTTTTTCAAGAGCGTACGCCAGGAAGTCGGCCTTTGCGTCCTGGTCCGCCGTCGTATTAAGCAACCGCACCAGAAGGCATACGGGAATTTCCACAACCTTTGTCATAGCCACCTCCACCACTGGCTATGGCACATGAGTTGGGCATACGGCAATCCCGCCTTCCGGCTTCAAATAGGGCCGTGCTGGCAGGCGCAGCCGGGCCATCCAGTCACGCTTCAGGAAGTAGACATACCGGAACTGCCGCAGGCTTCGGCATACGGCCCGGTGTAGGTTCTGCCTCAAGTGTTCTCCGCGCTGGCCGCCCTTGAGGTGCGCCGTCAGCAGCATCTTGTGGTACGTCTCCCCGTCCAGCTCATAGAACTCCGTCACATGGTGGCCGCAGTACAGGAAGTTGGCGGCCTGGTAGACCACGCCCCAGCGGCCGCAGCGCTCGTCGGCGAAGCTCTGAATCCAGGCCACCGTGGGCATGGCCCGGCGGATGTACTTGATGGCCTGGGAGATTGCCCGGCTCTCACTGTTGCGCGGGGCGCTGTCATCCAGCCACATGCGGTTCAGCTCCAGGTACTGGCCCTGCACGGTGCCCTCCACCACCTTGCCTGCCCGCGCCGGGCAAAGCGCGTAGCCGAACTGAAGCACCCCGCACAGCTCGCCCGCTAGGTACACGCCCAGGTGCAGGTAGGAGTTGTTCACGATGCGGTGGGAGTAGTGGTGTTTGATAATGATCTCCCTAGCCTGGCGGCAAGGGGTGAGAGCCACAAAGAAGTCGCGGCTCCCAAACCCCTGGCACCCGGTTGGTCCTTCTATGTACCCTGCATGGTTGCCTTGTGGCTGTTGGTATTCACTGATCCTCGGCGGATGATACGGTTTCGGGCTGGTGGCCACGCGAGCACTCCTGGGAGGCTCGGTGGTGGCCTTCTACGCTGGGGCTCGTGGCCCTCACGTGGTTCATGCACCCGCAGCGCGGGCATTTGATGGTTAGCGCCAGGGCCTCTCCCCTGGCCAGAAGCCGGTTACAGTTGCCGCACCTGATCTCCTTTTCCATGGTTCCTTTGACGGTTGCGCCTCCGCCTGCTACTTCTCCAGCACCCCTGATCAGGGCCGGAGAGCGGCTTTGGCCGTGGTCCAGCGTGACAGCGCCGGGCCAGTGGGGGCGTTGCAACCGCCCCTGCCTCTCCCCTCCAAATGCCGGAGGGGCCAGTTTGCGAAATTTTGCAAGTTGGCCCCTCCGCTGATTTCTCGCTACAGCCTCCGCTCCGGCTCAACCGGCAGGCCTTCCACCAGCGTGGTGCCCACCGGCCAGCCATACTCGGCCACCAGCAGGTCGACCACGTCGGCGGCGAGGATCTCCGTGCCGCCCTCGGGCAGAGGCTCACCGTCGGGAAGGATGGCCAGGGTCTTTGTCTTGATGTCGCCGGGCACGTCGATGCAGCGCACGGCTGCGGGCGGGTACCCCTCATAGCCGAGGTGGCGGAAGGGGTCGGTCTGGTTGTCGCGCCCGGCGATGCTGGCCAGGGGCTTGCCCTCGCCGTCCACATAGCCGAGGTCTGTCAAGTCGATCTCTGTGTATTGCATCTCCCCTCCTTACACGGGCGCGGCCTGGAGGCCGATCTTGCTGATGACGATAGTGCTGATCTTGAACGTAGTGTTCGTGGTCGAATAGCCAATCAGGTCCCGGAGTGTGGCCCATGCCTCTCCGCTGTAGTTCCCGCAGTTAATGGCGACAGAGCGCTGAAGCGCGGGAATAGAGTCCCACCCGGTGGGCGGGACAGTCACAGAACCAGCAGTGGTGAACCCAAAGTGAGTGTTTCCGCCTTTGCGCCACAACGCTGCCCACAGATTGCTTGAAGGCGTTGCCGTAGGCAGAGTTGTCATGTTAGATCCGAAAGCGTTTGTGTAGCCAGCGATCTGCGGACACCAGCGCCCAGTCCCCTCCAAGTCAAAATTTAGGACAGCCGTACCTAGAATGTAATTGATGTGGTTAACGCTGGCGCCGAAGGCCAGGCCACTAAGATAGAACATCATGGTCCATTCGATGCCATTCATGAGCGCGGCCAAAAGGGCAGCGGTACAGGACAGGCCCTGGCCAGCGTTCACCTGGCGGAACCCAGCTGACACACCAGCCAGGCCGCCGAACTGCGTCAACACCTGGTCCACCCCGGTGACGCCTCCGCCAGCTCCCGTCTCGTTGGCCGAGGCCCCGCCGGTCATCTCGCAGACGAAGGTGTTGGCGTCCGCCGCAGCCTCGACGACAGGAAGATACACCGGCAGGCCGCGCGCTGCGGCACCGGAACCATCACACATGAACATATCGTCCCCCTCCCTACGCCCAGGCGGCGATGTTGCCGGTGATTCCGAACTGGAGCACAACGCCCAACACCTCGGCGGCCTCGCTCATGGGCGATGCGCCGTAGTCGTAGTCGCGGCTAAGGCGGAAGCGCAGCCAGTCCCCAGCCACGGGGGCACCAGAAGGCGTCATGGCGGCGCTGGCGGCGCTAGTGCGGAACTTCGTCGCATCGGTCTCCACGGTGTCGTCGATGTTGACGACCGCCCCCAGGGCCAGATCAATGGCGTCGCCGTCGCTCACGGCCGCGCAGGCCATGTAGAAGCGCACGTTGTCCCCGGCAGAGCATCCGGCCGCGCCCTTCCAGAGCACCTTCGCCTTGATGGTGCCGCCGTTCCAATTGTCGGGCAGGCAGAAGTTGAAGAAGGAGTGGGTGTCCTTGGTGGAGCCTTGGAACGACATGACGTTTCGGGTCAGGTGGTTGGTGATGTCCTCCACCACGGCCATGGCCGCACCGTCGGTGACGGCCGGAACCATGGCCCCGGCCCCGATGTATCCGTTGTCCACGGTGGGAGCGGCGGTACGTGCAGCCGCCAGGTCTTCGGGCGTGACGATGGTGTTGTTGCCCACCCCTGCCAAGACTTCCGCCGTGGTGGCGATGCGGGCAATGCCTGCGTCCTCCGTGGTGGCCTGGCCGATGGTGGGCGCATGGGCCGCGATGAGCAGCAGAACGGCCTGGAGGAGCTGGGTGTCGTCCTCCGGGTCCGGGGTCAGCCCGGCCGCAAGAATGACGTTAAGCGGCTCCTCCTGCATCATGTTGAACCAGTCCTGGCCGGGCACGGTGGCCGGGATCGCCGCCACGGCGTCGCCTGCCCGGAAGTATCCGGGTGTGCCTTCGGCGCTGTACGCTGGCTTTTCCGTGGTGGCCGTTGCGGTTTTAACTCGCTGCATGGCTATCCTCCGTAAGAATAAATGACGTGGGTATGGGCAGGCTTGAGCCGGTTGATGACGCACTCCAGAAGCGCGTTGCCCCAGCTGGCCAGGGGGTCGGTGCAACAGGAGTCGCAGGAAAATTCGCGGATGGTGGTCTCGGGCGCGCGCACGGTCCAGGCGTACCGCCAGTCCTCGTCGTGCAGGGGCTGGTCGCAGGGTGTTTCGCAGGTGAAGGCGTCGTGTTCCTCAATGGTGACGGCGTAGCCCAGGGCGGCGGCCACGCCGATAAAGTAGGCCCGGCTCTGGCCGCCACGCTCACGCATCTTGGACATGGCGGCGGCGATGCGCTCGGCCATGGTCTGGCTTAAGCCCCCCGCGCATCCGTCCGGCAGGCCCAGCACGCGCTCCCAATCCGCCAGCCACAGACCGCCCGCCCCGGCCGGGCTGATGGCCTCCAGCACGTAGCTGGCCAGCGTGTGCGCACGGTCCAGGGCCGCGCCCTCGGCCTCAATGCTGGCCGTGAGCACCGCGCCGGACGGGTCATAGGCCACGGGCGGCAGCAGCAGTTTCAGCAAAGTCGCATGGTTCATCGCGTGGTTCATGCGGTCATAACCTCCAAGGTCACGACGCCCAGGCGCGCCCACTGCGTGGCCGTGATCGCCACATTGGTCGCCGGGGCTGTCACCTGCCGGTCCACCACGCCGGACACACCGGAGATGGCCGTCTCGATGCGTGAAAGGTAGACCAGGTCGCCCGGTTCCAGGGTCGCAAAATAGGCGTTCAACGCCGCTTCAATGAGGGGCTGTGCCTGCTCCAGGGTCAGGCCGGAAAGCCGCACCAGCGCATGGACAGGCACGGGCAGCAGCTCCGGGCCGAAGACCGCGAAATTCCGCACGGAGGTGGGCCGCTCCACGTCCAGGTGCAGGCGCACGGCGGCGAGGATCTCCTCCGAGGGCAGGCCGCCGCCGGAGGTGACGCACACGTCCACGGTGCCGATGCCCCGGCGCAGCGGGAACACATAGGCGGCAGTCACGCCGTCCACATCCATGGCCCAGCGCCGCCAGTCGGCCTTATTGCCCCCGGCGGGCGGGCTGCGCAGCAGGTCGAGCAACCGCGCCAAGAGCCCGGCGTCTGTCTCGGCGTCCGTGCCGCCTATGGTGGCTGTGGCCAGGCTGGCCGTGCCTTGCACACCCGAGGGCGCGCTGGTGAGGGTGAGGCCGGTGCCCGCAGCCAGGTTGTAGGCCGCGCCAGCCGCACCGCCCTGCACCGGCACAATGGCCGTGCCGCCCGCGCCGATGCCGCCCGCGCCGATGGCGGACGCCTCGCTGGTGATGAACACCAGCCCGGCCAGCGTCTTGGCCTCGGTGCCCAGGGGTATGGTCGCGCCGGGTGTGCCGGTGAAGGTGGCCCTGCCCCGCGCCGTGGTGGCCCGTTTGCGGGTGAGCCCGCGCAGGCTGGCGTGCTGCTCCAGCATGTCCGTGTCCGCAGTGTCCGGGAAGGTCTGGCGCGCTATCCACTGCTGGTGCTGGTACAGGCCTTCGACGGCCCCGCCCATGGCTGCGGCGCGCACGCCGAAGTCCGAGTCCACGCCGGTGGCGGCCTCTGGCAGCTGGTTCTGCACGTCGCGCAGAATGCCCGCTTGAATGGCGGCAAGGTCCGGGGTTTGAAGCGGCATCAGAGCACCCTCGCATGGTGGTTGAACAGGTGGTCGCGGCCGCCCGCGTCGGTCACGCGCACGGCCAGACCGAGCCGCCCGTCGTGCAGGCGCTCGGTGCCCACGTCGATGGCCAGGGCGCGCCCATCGTCGAGCAAGGGTTGCAGCGCCTGTTCGCAATAGGCCTTGGCCAGCACGGCCACGCGGGCCACGTCCTTTTCCCGCTGCAACTCGTGCAGGCGCGAGCCCAGGGTGGCGTCCGCCCAATAGGAGCCCAGCGGCGTCATAAGCCGCAGGTACACGGCGTTAGCCAGCCCGCGCGCCGGGTCCGGGATCAGCGCGCCGTCGGCAAGGGCGTAGTCGCCGCTTATGGAATCAAGGAGTGCGTCCGCCATGCCGCCACTCTAGTGGCGGCGGGGGGGAGAGGACAGGCTGAAGGGGTTCAGTGGGGAGGAGGCTTGACTTCTGTGGCTAGTGAATACTAAAAAACAAAATATTGAGGACGGCTAGCCATGTATTGAGGAAACATGCCATCGGGGCGCGCTCGGAAACGAAGAATCCAACGTGACAATCTACAAGGAGGGATTATGCCAAAGATGACGCTCACGCCGGATAAAGATGGTGGCTTATCGGGGACACTTGAAGGTGGTATCAAAACAGTTGCCATCGACGATATAACAAAAGTCGTGGACTACAGAATTGAATCCAAAGGCAACCAAAAGGTGCATACGATATCACTCGTGAATGGGTCTGTCGCAACTGTTACGGTCGAAAACGATGGCCGTATGGGTGTACACTTTGGTGGTGGTGTAGACGGAAACAACTCGATCATAGACAACAACAACATCATGCATATTGCCCTTGTTTAGCAAACCTACCTCGCCTCCCCCGTGCTGCCACCCTGGCAGCCGGGGTGGGTGTGGTGCTGAAGCGACACGCCGCCTGCCACCACGTCACCCGTGGCCGTCAGGCTGCCCGCAAGCATCACGTCGCCCGCCAGGGTCATACCATCCGGCGCGGTGACGACCAGCCGCCGGGTAGCGACCTCGATCTCCTCCCGCTTCAAATGCACCTTGTCGCCCCATTGGCTGTAGATGCAGGCCTCGCCGCTCTGCACATCCACCCGGTACGCCCCGTTCTCCGTGGCGATGATGACGCTGTGCGCGGTGCTGCCGCCCAGGGGCAGCACGATGAGCTGCGTACCCGCCGGGGGGCCGCTGGTGAAGCCGAAGTGCTGGGCCAGTTCCGCCGCCTGCAAGGTCTCGCCGGACAGCGCCTCGGCCTGGACCAGCTGCATGGCCGCGCCCTTGCCCAGGGTGGAAAGCCGGGCGCGGTAGGCCAGACGGATGCCCGCCAGCCGCCGCTCCACGTAGCGCATGACGTCGCGTATCATAGGTCGACAATCCCCCCTGCGCCCGCCTTGGCCTTGTACTTGTGCCGCTTGTGGTGGCCCACGTCCGGCTGCCACAGGCCGTCCGGCTTCAAGGTCAGCTCCGTGACCTGGCCGTCACCACGGCCGCACAGGAAGGTGCGGCGCATGAGGTAGAACACGCCGTTGATGCCGTGGGGCTCGGAGAGCACGCGCACCCGCTGGCCGGGCGTCCACAGGGGAGCGCCGCCAATACCTGCCGCGCCAAGCACACGGTACCCGCGCACGCGGGCGTGGATCTCGTAGGCGGCCAGCTTGCCGTCCGCCACGATCTTGCGCGCCCGGCGCTGGGCATGGCCCACGTTCTCGCAGTCCGCCTCCACCACGATCTTGGGCCGGTGAAAATCCGCCGCGCTGTCCTTGGCCGTGGCTCGGATGTTATGCTCCCCGGCCGTGTGCTCCGAGCCGTGGGCCTGGCCCAGCACCGTGACCTGGCTGTAGTATTCCTGAACGCCCTTTTTCTCGGACAGGCGCAGCACGTTGTTGCCCTTGCCGTCCCAGCGCATAATGAGCTGGCCCACGGCCGGGTTGGTGGCGTCGGAGTAGTCCGGCCCGCCAATGACCAGCGTGCCGTCCGGCGCAAAATACGGCCAGCAGCCGTTTTGCTCACACACGCGCTGGAGCGCGTCCCAGGCGGTCATGCCGGGGTCCACGGAAATCTTGTCATGCGCGGCCTGGCCAGCGTCCACCCGAATCTTGGTGATGCCCAGAGGGCGCACCATCTTGGCCACGATCTCGTCCAGGCTGCACTGCCGCGCGGTAAACACCGGGGCCGAGCAGTCCACCAGCACGGCGGCCAGGTCGCGCCCGGTAATGGCCAGGGTGTGCTCGGCCTTGCCCACGTCGGACTCCACGGAGTCGATGCGGCCGCGCATAATGACCTGGCCGCCTATCGTGAGGGTGGCCGGGGCCCAGCGGCGCACGTAGGCAGGCACGCCCGCACGGCCCTGATTTTCAGGCAAGCCGATGCTCATGCGCCAGCCGTCGGCCGGGGTGAGCAGGTCCGAGTCCACCTCGCAGCGTTCCCAATCCCTGTGCTCGTGCCCGTCGATGACTAGGCCCACGACCAGGCCCACGGTGTCGGGCGCGGCTTCAGCTGGCATAGACCTTCAACTCCTGGCCGGGCGTTAGAAAGTTCGGGTCGCGCGGGGTGTTTAACCGGTACAGCTCCAGGGCGCGGGTGTGGTCGCCGTAAAGCTGGTGGGCAATGAGCCGCAGGCAGGCAGGCGCGGCCACGGTGTGCGTGACCAGGGGCGGCCGGGCCTCAAGGACGGCGGCGGCGGATTCCTGCACGGCCAGGGCAACGTCCTTCAAGGGCTCGGTGACGGGCCGGGCCTGTTCCACCGGGTACAGCTGGCGGTAGGTGTCGATGCTGTGTTGCAGCAGCTCGCGCGAGCTGGCCGCCACGCTCTCCACCTCTGCCGGGGTGAGGGTGGGGGTTGTAGCCTCGGACTCCAGCACGATCTGCGCGGCCTCGGCCACGCCCAGGGCGATTTCAGCCAGCACATGGGCGGCGGCGGTGTCCAGTTCCGGGCCTTGGACGGGTGCCGTTGCCGTTGTCGTCGC